AAGACGGAATGATACATTTAACAACGGCAGAAAAGGCAAGCCGTTTTGATGCCTTGCAAGCGGCATTTATAGCTACTAAACAGACTTATGATGAATTTGCCGATGGCTATAAGAAACAGTATGAAAATGGACGAGATAACGACCTTATAGGGGCATATAAAAAAGGCTTGTCAGATGCCTTTACGAGAATGAGTGCAGATATAGAAAGGTGGATTGTTTGAGCCTTACAGAGAGGACGGTGATACGGAATGATCGGTGAGTTATATCCGGGAGAGTTTGAAGCTATGGAGCATAACGGACGTATGGACGCATTAGAGCAAGAGCCTTGCGATGTATTTGATGAATACGGCAATTATAAATATCCGAGTGATGTTGAGTTAACAGAACCGAATACGGCAACGAGTATGCCTTGTGAAGACGCTATCAGCAGACAGGCGGTGCTTGATGCTATGTCCGACACGTGGAAACATATCTGTTTTGTAGCAAGACGCAGAAAACCAAAAAAAGGCGAAGAAGCCGTGTACTCTGATATGGTCGGTACTGTAAAGAGTATACCGCCCGTCAAACCACAGCCTAAAACGGGGCATTGGATAGATAGTCCAAATGGATATTTTACACAGTGTTCTGAATGTGGCTTACACGGAGCTATAGGCATTTATAAGCACTATGGGTGGTGTCCGAAGTGTGGAGCAAAGATGGTTGAGCCGCAGGAAAGGGAGATACAGGATGCAGATAGTGATTGATATTCTCGAGGAAGTCTATAAGTCCATACAAGACAATGATTACTGCGGAATATCTAATGCTGATATGTATAACGCAGTTAAGAACGGCACACCACTTGAAGAACACGATGAAGAAATCATCAAGGAAACCGTTGCAAGTATATGGGGTAAACCGCCGTACACGGATGTGCTTGACAAGATAAGAGCCGAGATAGAGCAGAAAATTGAACAGGAAAGATTTGCCCGTTCCGTTTTTCGTGGTGAAGAAAAAGATGCTGTTAAGGTTGAACAATGTACGGGAAGTATTTTTGCTTACAATAATGTGATTAGACTTATTGACAAGTACAAGGCAGAAGTTGAGCCACAGGAAAGCGAGGGTAAGGAATGAAAGAGATTAAATGTCCGTTTGACTTAAATCAATTTCTTTTAGGAGAGCCAATATTTGAAAACCCATTTCCCGAAGAAGAATGTAACCAGAGAAAATTCTACGGAGATTGTTACCACTGTTTTTCAACTGCAATAGCAAGCCGTGACCATCAATTAAAAAATGCTATTAACAAGATAAGAGAGATTGTTGATGAATGGCAATCAGATACATGGACAGACAATCTTTCTTATGAGTGTATGGTTAAGATTGCTAAGTTGATTGAGCCACAGGAAAGCGAGGAAGTATGACGGGAGAATATATTCTTGCTTGTATCGGGTTAGGTATATCCATTGGGATAATAATTCAGTTAATCAAAGCCATAGGCAGAAAGTGAGGTGCAGGAATGACCGAGATTATAGAAAAACCTTTTGACTGGAATGATAATCTTTCAGAGATAGCACAAGAGGATTTTTCCATGATTCAGCAAAGCCTGTCATACGGTACTTGTCAGACTATCGGTATGGCACTTGCAAAATTGGAGTTACTTGAAAAACAAGGGTGCAAGGTTGAGCCACAGGAAAGTGAGGGATAAGGAATGAAAAATATAGACTATATAAAGAGGATAAATGAGGATGCCTAAAACATTAGATGTTATGTATTCAAGTAAAAGTAATGAGTGGGCTACTCCAATAGAGTTTTACAAAGAACTGGATAATGAATTTCACTTTAATCTTGATCCTTGCTCGGATGATACAAATTACAAATGCGAGAAGCACTTTACCCTTGCAGATGATGGGCTTTCCAAAAATTGGGAGGGGTACAGGGTGTTTTGTAATCCGCCTTATTCAGATATTAGCAAGTGGGTTGAAAAGGCATTTAGGGAAGGACACAAAGACAATACAATTGTTGTTATGTTGATACCAGCGAGGACAGATACAAAGTATTTTCACGACTATATATTGTATAGGTCGGAGATCAGATTTGTAAAAGGTCGTTTGAAATTTGGAGAAGGTAAAAATTCAGCCCCGTTTCCGAGTATGGTAGTTATTTTTCGGGGTGCGTATGTTTGAGCCACAGGAAAGTGAGGTAGGGAATGAGCGACACAAAAGAAGAACTCCTTCGGGATGAATGGCACATAAACCACCTTGAAGAGTGCGGAACGTGTAAGTTTATGATCCGGCGCAAGGGGATAAACTATTGCAACAATCCCGACTCCGAAATGTGCGGTATCAACGTTGACTATGATGACGGGTGCGGGAAGTACCAGGAGGGGAAAGCATGAACGTTGCTAATATTATCAAGCCGTCCATTGAGGCACCAGCTTTACCCGAGCGTGCTGTCTATTGGATCCGGATGCCTGGTTCCCCGTGGGTTCAATGCCCCCGCTGCGGACATAACACCATGATCGAATCGAAATACTGTCCGGATTGCGGTTCACGGAATAAGAGAGCGGAGGAGGAAGAATGAAGTACAGACCATTGAGCCGAAAGAATAAATACTATATCCCAAAAGAGGACTACTTGACAGCAATCCATTATTCCTTACGATATCCCGTTTGGAAACAGGAAATCGACGCCATAGCGGACACGGCCAAGGCTATCCAGTACGACAAAGACAATGTTCAGTCATCCGGTGATTATGACGCCACGTTTGAGGCGGCAGTTAAGCTATCGGAAAGCACTATCGCCCACAAGGTTAAGCTGATTGACGATATCATATACCAGGTTTCAAAAGGTATGGATAATTGGATCCGATTAGGGGTATGCTACGGACTTACCTTTGAGCAGCTGAAACAAAAAGGTATGCCGTGCGAGAGGGATATGTATTATGACATTCGCCGCCACTATTATTACGAGCTGTCCAAGCAGATATAAAATACCGCACTCAGGGGACAACTTTTTATGCTAATATGTCATCGTAGATAATCTTTCATAGATATGCAACTCCTTGCAAAAACAGCCACCCTGCTCGGTGAATAGCCTTGTGGGGTGGTCGTTTTGTACCCAGGGGGTTATTTAATCCAGGAGAATAACCGTGGCAGCTAACCCAAGATACCATAACGGAAACTACCGCCGGAAGGCCCGGGCAAGGTTCAAGGCTATGGATGCCCCGTGCGGAATATGTAACGGAAAACTTGGGCCTATTAGATACGATCAGAAAAGCTGTTACGAAAACCCTCTCAGTTTTGTTATCGATGAGATACGACCTGTGAGCAGATGGAAAGAGTTCGGGTACCCCTCGCCGGAGGCGGCTTGCCTGGACATGGAGAACTTACAAGCAGCTCATTACTGCTGCAACGCTGCGAAAAGCAATAAGACAGCCCCGCCCCCCGGCCGGAAAAATTTTCCGATCAACTTACCAGATGGAAAATGGTAGCGTGAAACATTTTTCCGTGAAACATGGTGGGGTCTGGGCTCCCCAGCCCCCACAGGCTCCCCCTCGCCGTGTCCAGCGCCGCATGGAGTGTATAAAACTTTTTTTCCACAGCTTAATAGGATCAGTATTGCCACGGATAGGGTAGCTCCCGAATGACGCAACGCCTAGCGTTTTCCGTGGCTTTAATATAGGCGGAATTATTAAAGGCGGGTAATTATGTTAAAGGAATATTATGTATATAAGCATACGGCACCATCTGGGAAAATATATATTGGAGTGACTTGTAAAAAGCCCAGCCGACGATGGAATAACGGGAAGGGTTATGTTAAAAACAAGCATTTTTATAACGCTATTAAAAAATACGGATGGGAAAATATAGATCATGAAATCATAGCCGTTGGATTAACTAAAGAGGACGCAAGTAAAAAAGAACGTGAGCTAATATCCTTTTATAATTCCAACGATCCACAATATGGATATAACCACACAAGTGGAGGCTATGAAGGATATGAGTTAAACGATAAGCAAATAGAAGCGCTTAAAGAAAGAGTGAAAAAACAGTTTGCAAATGAAGCATTTAAGAAAATGTTTGATATGCAAATGAAAAATCCTGAGCGTCGTAAAAAAGTTTCTAATGGATTAAAGCAATATTATAAAACCCCAGGCGCAAGAGAAAAGGCGTCAATAATTCAAAAAAGAAAATGGGAAAATAAGGAATACAGAGAGCGATTTAAGGTAATAGCGCAAAAAAGAGCATCGGATCCGGAATATCGGAAAAAGTTATCTGAAATACTAACAAAAAAACGAAGTAGTACGGAATACAAAGAAAGCATGAAGGGCGAGAACAACCCATGCTCTAAATGTGTATTTCAATATTCGTTAAAAGGTAAATTTATAAAAAAGTTTAACGCAATAGAGGATGCGTGTAGAGAAGTAAACGGAAATCACTCGAATATAATTGCTTGCATTACAGGGCGTACAAAGCAGGCATATGGATATATATGGACATATGAGCAAGATGATAGTATCGCAAAGGAAAAAGCAGATAATATTCGAGAATATATAAATCCGAAAGCAAAGCCAATAATTCGATATGATTTGAATGGAAATGAAAATGCAAAATTCCATTCAATTACAGAAGCCAGTACGTCTATGGGGGCGAGTTCTGGAACCATAGCGATGGCACTAAGAGGAAAAAGAAAAACTGCATACGGATATATTTGGAAATACGCTGATACTCGATAAGAGGGCAATACCACGGTAAAAAAGGAGAAGGTTAGGACGTGACTAATCTCATTGACGCCGCTAAAAGTGGCAACAAAAAGAAGACCCTTATAGCTTTAAGGGACATTTTGGCAAAAACAATACAGACCTGTGACAGCGGCCGGGATATGGCCTCAAACAGTAAGCGCCTGATGGAAGTTATTGCGGAGATCGACGCTATTGAGGAGGAAGAGGAAAAGATCAAAAAGGCTACGTCTGCCAAGGTATCAAAACATGACCGCCTGAAACGTAAACGTGAAAACCGGTAATCAAAAGCCCACGTTTTCTGTTATCGGGAAATATTCGTATAGTCTGGGCGATGAAGTGGTGGAAATGTTTGAAGAGGAGGGCGGCGCAACATTTTATCCATCACAGAAAAATGAACTCCGGTTGTTTTTAGCCAGAAATGCGGATGATTCTCCGGCGGCCTTGACGATAGGCTTGTCAAAGCCGAGACAGAACGGAAAATCGTATGCGGCTCGGTATTATGCCGTCTATATGGGAGATTTTGAACATAGACAGGTATTATATTCGGCCCATCATAGCACTACGACAAACAAAATGTTTAAGGCTCTTTGTAATCTCTTTGAAAGCCCTGAACGTTATCCCGATTTTGCTAATGATGTGAAAAGCATTAGTCATGTTCGAGGATATGAGGGCATATATTTCAAGGATTGGAAAGATGAGGACGGGCAGATCCACGACGGCGGATGTATAGAGTTCGCCACTCGGACAAACAGCGGATCCCGAGGAGGCACTTATTCGGTAATCATTATCGATGAGGCTCAGGAGTTCACGACAGACCAACAGGAAGCAGTCCTTCCGGTTATTTCTGCCGCCGCTGATGTGACGGATCTCTCCCAGATGCCACAGCAGATCCTTATCGGAACGCCACCGGGCCCATCTTGTCACGGAACAGTTTTTCCGAAGATGCACCAGGAGGCCCATACTAATTCCGATTGTGGATTTTGGTGGTTAGAGTGGAGTGAAGAGGTCAACAACATTGAGGGCTTTAATCTTACAGAAGACAAGGCATTAAAACTCGCTTATAAAACAAATCCCGCTATGGGATATAGAATTTCCGAGAAAACCGTTCTAAACGAATACGAAACAATGTCGTTGGACGGTTTTTTGAGGGAGCGGGTTGGATGGTGGGCTCCGTCTGTTGAAAAGATATCAAATTATGCCATCCCTGCCGATGTCTGGGA